TCCATCTCAATCACTAACAGAGGAAATATTTTTTCAAAGCCTGTCTATCATATCAAGGGATCCGGCATGATCACACTTGAGAATGTCACCATTGATATGCGGACATTTGGAGAGATCACCATTGACACAGAGGGTCTGGATGCCTATCAGGGAGATGTTCTCCTGAATCGCTATGTATATGGCTCCTATGACTCTCTTTTCCTCCATTCCGGAGAAAACATTCTCACATGGTCTGGAGATATCACAGAAATCACACTGGAAAACTTCTCAAGGTGGATTTAAATGACTACTAATTTTCTATTCGTTGATGAATATATCACCATGGTCAGAGGTGATACCTTGTCCTTCAATGTGGAAGTGATCGGAGAGGATACCACACTTGATGGAGCTTTCTTCACCATCAAGAAAAACTTTGATGATGATCCTGTGGCTCAGATCTCTCTTGGATCCGGCATCTCTGATCTGGGAGATGGTCTGTATGTGGTGCGGTTGGCTCCTTCTCTTACGCATGATCTGGAAGTTGGAAAATATCACTATGATCTTGAGCTTGACAAGGGAACCGATAAATTCACAGTGAAGAGAGGCATCATTGAACTGGTGAATGATGTAACAAGGAGGTAGTATGAGAGGCAATTCTGAAATCATCCAGGGAATCAAGGTTCTCCTGGCGCAGGGAGAAGCAGGATCATCCATCTCCACTATCACAAAAACTTCATCCAGCGGTGCGGTAGACACCTATACCATCACACTTACTGATGGATCCACATCCACATTCCAAGTGACAAACGGGACTCCTATTCAGAGCATTGTCCTCACCTCATCGGATGACACCTATGACACCTACACTGTCACTGATGCCTCTGGTCATGTCACCACATTCAGAGTCAAGAACCATGAAGGAGACATCACAGCCTTTGAGGCAGAGATCAATAACATCTTAGCGAATACTCCTTATCTTGTAAGTGTGGAGGGTGATGAGTTAGAACTGCCAGTAAACACGATCAATGACAATGACACATCCTCTTTGTCTACATGGTCATCTTCCAAGATCCAGCAGATGTTTGATGATCAGGCTCCGCAAGTGGAGTATATCCCAGTGATCAATCCTTCTGCCTATGGTGGAAATGACAAAGGTGTGTTAAGCGGTGGATGCTTCAAGTTTGGGAATATTGTGGTGGTATCTGTCATGGCAACGCTCACCACAGCATTCACGAAAAGCACCTATACCACAGATATTGGTCTGGTTCCGATGCCGAATCATGACAACTGTCCTTTGTCCGCTTTCTACATCAATGGCGAACATAGGTACATGATTAAAGGACTTGTGCGGAATGCCTCTGGTGCTTTCCAGAGTCCTTTAGGCGTGTTGCAGTTTGGTAGCGGTGATATGAACATTCCATCCGGTGCAGAGATCTACATTGGTGGTGTGTACATCACGGAGTAAGGAGAAAGAATGAGCAAAAATGTAACATTGCAGGATAAGAATGGTGTTCAGCTTTTTCCTGCTACCACAGCTGAACAGACATCCTTTGACGGTTCGATCAATGTAAAACAGGCAATCCAGAGGATTCAAGGATCTCCATTAGTTGCCTCCACAGCCTCTGCAATGACAGACACATCAAGAGTCTATATATACACTGGTTCTGAAAGCGGCTATACCTCTGGTAACTGGTATTACTATAATGGCTCAAACTGGGTCTCAGGTGGAGTGTATAACGCTGTGGCTGTGGTGACTGATCCGACACTCACACAGGAAGGGGTTCCTGCTGATGCGAAAGCCACAGGATATATCAAAACCGATTTGAAAGGATTTGAGATATCTACGTTCTATAATACGCTTGTTAATCGTGGGAAAAATCTTTTCAACAAAGATGATCCACGCAACATGGACGGCTATTACAGAAATGCCAGCGGAGAACTGAAAACATTTTCGAATACTGAAGTATTCCTGTCCCATCCGATTGCTGTTAAAGGCGGAACAGAATACCGAGCGATCAGAAGAAACGGAACTTTTGGCACTAATGCAAAGGTATACATTGTAGACAGCACTGGTGCTATATTATATGGCACTTTTGATGGCACTCTTATAAACAGCAGTCAGGATGAAAACTTTATTGTTTTCACGCCTCCATATGATTGCCTTGTACAGCTTAATCTTGGCAGAGGAAGTGGTAGTTATACTGGATATTTAAAAGCAAATTGCATGGTGTGTGCATCTGCTGATATGTCAACAGATGTAATATGGCCTGATAATTATGTGCCATATGTAACAGAAAACAATACAATTATTAGCCAAGAAGCAAAAGAAAGCGCATTTTTATTAGATGCTGTTACATCCAGAAACCTTTTCAACAAGGATGATGAAAGAGTTATAGGAAACGCAAATATAGGCGGTAATGGCATTGTAACTAATTCTGGCACATATGTATCTCATCCCATTAGAGTCAAAAAAGGCGCAACATACAGATACACACAAGGCACAGGAACAGGCACGAACCGGAACTATATATATTTGGATGGTTCTTTAAATCCTTTTCCACACGCCAGAAAGGCACAGCAAGATCCTACATTCAGCACAGCCAATGTTTTTACCGCTGAATTAAATGGATATGTTCGTATAAATCTTGGGTCAGATCCTAGCGTTATCATGTTTTGTGAGTCTGATAATTACGGCACAGATTATTCAGGCTATAGCTTCACCATGCCACACATCAAGCATCCGCAATTATATGGCAAGATTGTATCTTTCAACGGTGATAGCATTTGTTCTGGGGCAGGATCTTCTGGAGGATATGGCAAGATCATTGCCGAACGCAACGGAATGATCTATGAAAACATTGGTGTAAGCGGAGCTACAATCACGGCAGGAACATATTCCGAAAGTGGAGCCGCAAGGCATTGGATTTGCAGAACCATAACAGACATGAGGTCTGATGCAGATTACGTGATCCTTGAAGGTGGAGTGAATGATTCTGTGGTATCAACCATTGGAACACTTACAAGCGGATACACAGCTACACTGGATGATACCACATATGCAGGAGCCTTTGAGAGTATGCTTAAACAGGCTATCAACAGATTCAAAGGCAAAAAAATAGGATATATAGCTGTTCACAAGTGTAGTCCTACATACTCATCCAATGATGATGTATCAACAGATAGGTATTATATTGCCCTTGCCGCTTGCAAGAAGTGGGGCATTCCCGTTTGCGATCTCAACATCAATTGTCCTCCTCTTGCATATATTGATGATTTAAAAAACATCTATACAAAGGATGGTGACGGCTGGCATCCTAATGAGGCAGGATATAAGGCGTTTTATTGTGACAAGATTGAGGCGTGGATGGCTACGCTATAGAGGATGATGAATGATCAAACTCTTTACCGCTACAACTACATCATTCCTGTCCAATGGTGACAAGGTACTCAAGCCTTTCAAGTGCAAGGTAAAGCATGATGAATCCTTCTATCTCCAGATCGAATGTGATCTAAGCTATTCAGACTGGATGGTAGAAGGAAACATCATTGTTTGTCCGACACCACAGGGAGAACAGGCATTCAGAGTTTCAAATGTTGAGAAGACAGGAACCAAGATTAGTGCCAAATGTTATCATGTCTTCTATGACACCAAGAGATATCTGATCAAGGATTCTTACGTGGTGGAGAGAGATGGATCCGGAGCCTTGGCATGGCTCAACAATGCCGCTGATCCAGAGAGTCCATTCACCACATTCTCTGATGTTACAGCTGTAGATTCTTACAGATGTGTCAGAGAATCCTTGTATGAGGCCATTAAGACCGTCCAGGATAGATGGGGAGGTTATCTGTATATGGATAACTTCTCCATTTCCCTTTTGCAGAAAATCGGAGAGGATAACGGCATCACAGTCAGATACAGAAAGAATCTCAGAGAGATCTCTGTGGAAGAGAACTGGGATTCTGTTGTCACAAAACTCCTTCCGGTTGGCAAAGATGGGATTCTCTTGAATGCTATTGATCCGAATGTTCCTGTTTATGTGGAATCACAGAGACAGTATGACATTCCCTATGTGCGTTCTGTGTCATTTGAGCAGAGCATCTCACAGGATTCCTATGTCAATCCTGATGGCACTCCGGATGAATATGGATACAGAAGAGCACTCCTGGAAGACTTATGGACACAGGCACAGGATTACCTGGAGAAAAACTCTGTTCCACAGGTCAACTATTCCCTCAAAGCCTCCATTGACAGGACTGTCAATATCGGAGACACAATAGATGTCATTGATGAGCGGTTGGGAATCGACATCATGACAGAGGTGATCTCCTATGAGTATGATGCTCTGACAGAGAGAATAACATCTCTGGAGTTTGGAAATTACAAGCCTTCACTCTCCGGATTCAACAGCCAGATCACTGCCAAGATGGATCAGACAGTGAAGACCGCAACGGATCAGATTGTCACCACCATGAATGACTCATATGTCATATACAATGGCAGTGATATTCTTGTGGTAGATCGCTTGCCTAAATCTACAGCAAGGAATGTGATCAAGATAGGAGGCTCTGGAGGCGTTTCTATAGGCCATGAAGGCATCTATGGTGCATTTACTCCGGTTATATCCCTGGAAGGCTCTGTAGGCTATTCTGGTGCGGCTGAGATCACTCCAGAGGGTCTCCAGACAGCTTTTGAAGGTGACATCATCTCAATAGAAGGTGTGTCATCTGTTGCTTATGGTTCGTTCTCAATCACACTTCCACACAGCTTTTCTGGCTTCAATCCTGTTATAGTAGGCATCGAAGGAAGCATCAGAAACATGGATGGAACCTATGTTGTGGAGAATGCTGATCTGTCTTCCTATGTGCAGTCAGCTTCTCTCAGCCAGAACATCCTGAATGTTTCTCTGACTGTGCCGGATATGGTTTTTGTGTATCTCACAACACTAAGTGTGAGACTGGAGGTGTGATATGGACTCTATTACTCTCGGAGAAATTGGAGTTTTTGTTACGTTTGCTGTGGGACTGATCACAGGTTTCTCTTTTCTCCATAACAAGCTGAAAGAGTACCTCACCTCCACTCTCAAAGAAGAGTTCCAGGCTATATCCAAGAAGATAGACGGCCTGTCTGACAGAGTGGACGATGTGGATATGAACACCTGCAAGAATTACCTTGTATCATTCCTGTCAGAGGTGGATCAGAATCAGCCGATTGATGATGTGGAGAAAGAACGCTTTTGGGAACAGTATGATCATTATGAGAAGCTAGGAGGAAACTCCTACATTCACCGGAAGGTGGAACAGCTGAAGAGTGATGGCAAGCTATAATTTGATTTTTTAAAATAATTTGAGAAATCAAGTGACTTATATTTTCATCTTTAACTAATTCTTTGACTAAACTTTGACTAAACAGGTATTTTCTTCAATGGTTTTAGTCAAAGTATAGCCAGTTTGTAGGCAAAACACAGAATGTCAAATGCTATGGATTTGATATAATAAAGATGCGCATATACCTCAATTTCTGTTGTGTTGTGGTTTCCTTCTGTGGTGGAGGCATGGTCTTTATGGCTGTGCCTCTATTTTTTATGCCTTGATATACTGTTAAAACTGACAGAACAGCTGTTGTATGTCGAAATGTACTGCAAGGAGGAATTATGATCAATAAGCATGGACTCAGGATGAACGGCCTAAAGGCCGTAGCCGGAAACACAAAAGCATTTGCAAAGGACTATGATCCATCAACTAGCCATTATGACATATACTACGATTTGAAGACTGGAGAGGTCACAAGCAAGCTCATCTGCACAAGAGATGAATACAGAGCCTGGATGAACAAGAGAGGCCATGTGGATCATGTGGATCCGGAGCTGATGAAGGTGGCAAGTGTGAATTATCCGCTTACAATGCAGGAGATTGCGGACATGATCTATGATGAATGGAGGACGGAATGAAGGCAAAGGATAGAATGAAATCTCTGAGATTGGGAAGAGGACTCTCACAGAGAGAACTGTCAGAACAGACAGGAATCAATCTCCGCACCATCCAGAACTATGAGCAAGGTGCATCCGATTTGAACAAGGCTGAAGCCATCACCATCTGGAGGCTGTCAGAGGCTCTTGGATGCGCCATGGAGAATCTCATTGATAAAGGCTCTGTATGAGCGTTTTTGATTTTAGGTGATGAAATATACCACAAGTGCCACAGAAGGCCGTACAGAGGATTCTGATTGATTCTGGGACATTTTAAAGAGGGAGAGCGTATCTCCCTCTTTTACTTGATTAGAAAATAAAACCATCCATGCTAATGAATGATACGATTTTCTAAAAAGCCCAATGAATGTATAGATCATCTCCATCTATCTCTATCTTGTCTATCAGCGAATGAACCAGGATTCTCAGATCTTCTTCTGTTCCATGCTCAATCACATCTTTGTATGATCGGAACAGGGATATGGCCTCATCCTTGGATGTCCTCTTCTTCTCCAGGGACGCTTCAAGCTTATCCTTCTGTTCCATCAGAGGCTGTAGCTTGTTCTGCAACTCTTCCACAGTGAACATTCCTGTTGCATAGAGGTCAAGGATCCTCATCCTCTGTCTGTTGATCTTCCGGATCTCATCTCTTATAGGTTTATCTGTATCTGTCTTCTGCACCTCCTTCATGGGAGCCTTGGCAAACTTGGCGATTTCTCCCAACACCATGGATTCTAACTTCTCTTTGCGGTAATTCTTGTTCTTACAGTCAGGATCAACAATCATCTCCTTCATGATCTTTCGCCTGGAGTAGCATGAGTAATACTCATAGCCTCTGGAGGCTGACCAATGTGCATACCTAGCACCACATCGCTTACAGAACAGAAGGCCTCCAAGGAGGGAAGAAGAGTGTTTCACGCCATTGGCCTTATAGACAGATTTCTTTGCAACACACTTTTCAAACAGCTCAACAGGAACAATGGCCTCATGCACTCCATCATATTCCTCTCCGGAGAAAGTCACTTTTCCGACATACAGCGGATTCTCAAGAATCTGAGATATTCTGCTTGTTCTCCATTTGCCATATTTAGTGACATAGCCATTTTTTGAAAATTCATCTTCTATCTTTCTGAGTGATGCACCATTGGCATATAGCCGGAAAGCCTCCCTAATCTGCATGGCCTCAAACTCATTGATTAATAATTTTCCATCCTTGTAATCATATCCAATAGGGATGATTCCTCCGCCTCTCCAGAGTCCTTCCTTGGCTCTTCCTTCTCTTCCGATGGTCATTCTTTCTTTGATCTGTTCCCTCTCCAGTTGAGCGAATACAGCCAGGATGCCTATCATGGCCTTTCCAAATGGAGAGCCAGTATCCAGATTCTCAGACATGGAAACAAAAGACACACCATGTTTCATAAAGACATCTTCAATGAGATACAGTGTGTCTTTCTGGCTCCTGGAGAGTCGGTCAAGCTTATAAACAAGAACAGCATCCAGAGAATCCACATCATGGATCAGATCCTTCAGTGATGGCCTGTCCATGTTCCCTCCGGAATATCCGGCATCAGTGTAAACCTTGGCTATGTGCCATCCATGAGCTTCTGCATACTTGGTGAGGCGTTCTATCTGTTCTCCTATGGAATATCCTTCCTGTGCCTGTTCTCTTGTGGAAACTCTTACATAAATTCCAACATTCATTTTTCTCTCCTGATCATCTCTATTCCGGCCTCAAAAAGGAAAAGCAATCTCTCTTTTTCATCCTCCACCACTGGCATTCCTCCCAAGGTGATATTGCTGTTCTCAAACTTCAGCTTGATATCTCTCAGTATGTCTTCCAGGTGAATAGTCTTCTTGGACTTGTCAACAGGGACGATCTTTCCAACAGCCAGAGCATCCACAGAGATGCTGAGAGCATCACAGATCTTGATAGCATTTGTAAGTGATGTTTTTTCAATGCCGCTTTTCAGCATATTCGAAAGTGTTGAATTTGGGATTCCTACAGCTACGGCAAAATTGAGCACAGATCCATATCTCTCTACAATCAAATCTTTCAGAGTTTCTTCAATTTTCATGGTCATGTACCTCCCATCTCAGAATACTTCATTATTCTGTAACCTTCAAGAAAGATATTCCAATAAATTGTAATATCTTTGACTTAATCATCCTCCGTTACAATAAATTGGAATTTATCTCTTGACTATTCCTGTTTATGGGAATACCATAACCATTGTGATTTCCATCACATGGGAAACAAACAGATACAAATTACAACACACTGAAAGGAGGTGATGATATGTTTCCCAACATTGCAAAGGAACTGGTGAGGAATGGCTTTAAGTTGGTTGATCTCGCTCAAAAGATCGGCATGAGCAAAACAGCACTCTATGACCGCTACACAGGAAGAGTGGTTTTCTCCCTGCCGGATGCAATCAAGATCAAAGAGGCTCTCGGTTCCGAGATGACCATTGAAGAGCTGTTCTGGAAGGTAGAGGAATGATCATCAACATCAAAAGAGATGGATCCATATTTGATCCAAAGGAGGAAGAAAGTGATTCTGAGATTCTGGAGGTACTCAATGAGGTTCATAACAACGCTGATCACAGTGATGGCAACAGTGATCTGTATGGTGTGCGGCACGATGTTAGACAGTGAGAATCCTGTTCCCATGATGGTGTGCGGCCTGTGCCTGGTGTGGATGCTTCTGTGGCTGTTTGTAAGGAGGTACTGGAGATGAATGAAACTGTGACCATTGGAATTGATGCGTATGCCTCTCTTGTCAGAGCTGAAAGGGATTACCAGATCCTGGCCAGAACGATACTGAGAACAGCCAACATCAACAGGTATGATCGAAATCTCATGCTGAATGACATCGCCATTCTTGAAGTCATGAAATCTCTTGGTCTCAATGTGGAAGGAACCAGAGAAACGCTGATCAAGGAGATGGAGGAAGAGGAGAAGAAGGAGGAGAAATTTGAGTTCTGAGATCTATACATTGATCGGTAAGGCTATGGCAGACATAGGAGCCATCCAGAAGAAGGATAAGAATCCACAGCAAGGATGGATGTATAGGGGCATTGATGCAGTATACAATGCCTTGAATCCTGTGCTGTCTCATTACGGTCTGTTCATCATGCCGGAGATCCTGAAGCAGGAGAGGGAAGAGCGGAAGAACAGCAAAGGCAACTCTATCATCTACACCATCCTCACCATCAAA